CCATTGTGCACTTTAACAACAACCACCCAATAACCAATTCCGATTAATCGGAAACTTTGTGCATTTTGCTATTTTATAGAACATATATTCGATTTTTCGCATGGGTGCAATCGAACATTATAGACAAATACCGTCAATATACAAAATATCAATATGAATTTTGTTTAATATGCCTATAGACAAAATCTGTCTATAGTAGTATAATGTAATTACCGTAAAGGAACAATACAATTCCGATCTGATTATCGGAAAACAATACAATTCCGATCTGATTATCGGAAAATACAGGAGGTAACAAAAATGAAAAACACATTAACAAAGGACATCACAAAACTTGAAACTTACATCAAAGATAACTTTACAAGCGTAAAGAATAACACATACAATGTTTGTGTAGCACTTGCCACAACAAAACAGTGCTTGAAAAATGCTGAGGGCGATAAAATCAACATCGTTGATTATGCACAAAAACACTTTGGCATAGGCAAAAGTCAATGCTATAGTTTTATTAAATTAGCTTCTATACTCGATTTACAAGTCAATGAGTTAGGTTTACCTTATGCAACATCTTCCATTTATGGAACGTCAAAAAAAGATTTTTCACCTACGGCTTTGGCGGTACTTGTCGGAATAGATCCTAACACTGTTGTAAAAGCGTTAAAGGTTAAGGAAATTTCATTTAATGATACAGTCGAAACTCTCAAAGAGTGGAAAAAGAGCTTATTAACAATAGAGGTACAGGAACAGGAACAGGAACAGGAACAGGAACAGGAACAGGAACAGGAACAGGAACAGGAAAAAGAATTAACAACAACTTATATGTCAGAGTTTGGGAGTATTGACATGACTATAAAATTAGGTTTATCGGCTGAGGAAAAAGCAGAGCTGCTATATAACATTATTGCATTTGCAAAATCTGTACTTGAAAATTAAGTTAAATATGGTTTCACCGTTTCCCATTAAAAACGGTGGATTTTCCGATTATCGGAAAATAGAAAGGAAATATATCATGAAAAACTTAAACCTTAAAGCACTTGCAGTTGAATCAACTCAATTTTCTGAATTGACTGTAAACAGAGAAAAAACAGAAACCGACGATATAATAAAAAAATACCCCGACGGTATCACAATAACAGGTTTTGACTTTGTAACTACAGCAAAAGACAGATACCCCGTTATTGTATTTGCTGAGGATGATACAAAATTCTTTTTCGGCGGTTATCTCTTTACAAAGCTTTTTGACTATTGGATTGAAAAAAGTGATGGAACCGTGGAAGAGGTTAGCAATTATCTTAAAGAAATCGGCGGGTTAAGATTAAGATTATTTAAAACTCGTACAAAAGCGGGTAACAGTTTAACCAATTTTGAAGTATTATAAAAAATTTGCTAAGCCCCTTTATAAAGGGGCTTGCATTTTAAGAGGTGATAATATGAAAAATGAAATAATGACATTTTTATTTTACAAAGATTATAAAAAGGAAATAGAAGAGTTAATTAGATATGGAGATACTGTTTTTAGTGAAATAAAATATGTAACATCCCCGTTTATATTTCGTAAATATAATGATTTTATACAGTTTATATGGGTATATCTTGTTATTAATTACGGTGATTACGGTACATCTCCTTTTTATGGTTGGGTTGATAATTGGAAAAAAGCAAGCGAATTTTTAAAAGAAATACTTAGCAATTATGAGCAAGCGGAGGATGATTTATAATATGAATAAAAAACAGATATTAAAAAGAATCGGTCGTAATTGCCAAAAGATACGGCAAAAAATAGGCTATACTCAATCCGAGATGAGTAAAAAGCTAAATGAAATTTTAGACATAAATACAACTTATAAATTATTCTCACACTTTGAAAATGGAAATGATGACAATCTTATACTTTTTATTTGCTACTTAGAGTTGACAGGTAGACAAGGCTTACATGAGATGTTAAACGGTGTAACTTTAGACAACTACTATTATTTGGAGGTTAACGAAAATGAGGGAAAATAAAAGTTTATCAAAAATGACTTATGCAGATTTAAAAGCATATATCAAATCTCAGCAAAACAGACTAAGCCGACAACGGCGAAAAGGTATTAATGTTTCTATTACACTATCGACAAAAGGAAAAACCACAAGAGCCGAACTACTAAAAGAAGCAAGCAAAGCCAAAAAACAATATATAGCAGATGTTAAAGCAAGGCAGAAAAGTAACAATGTTACCAAACCAAAGAAAAGTAACAAAGTTACCAAACCAAAATCAACTCCGCTTGACATGATTAACAAGAGGACTTTAGAGCAGTTCAATAAATTAGGAAAATCAACATTGCAAAAAGAAGTTTCTTACTTATCAAAGGAAGTTGAAAAACGTATCAAAGAACTTGAAAAGCAAGGGTTAAAAAGTACCCCTGTTTCAAAATTTTTAAGTGGCGGAAAAATTGGGGACTATGACAAAAACGATTTGAAAAGTTTGAGAACTGAATATATGAGGTTAAGAAGCTTTTTACTTGATAAAAGAACCACCGTACAAGGCGAAAAAATACACCGAGAAAAAATCAAAGCTGGGTTATTTGGCTCGGGCGTTTTACTTAAAGATAAAATTTTCGATGAATTTTTTGAAATTTACGACAAGGCAGAAGAGCTTTTCAATCAAGCCTTTGATAACTCATACAAATATGAATTAATGAAATATACTTCTTTTTTGCTTGAAAATAACAAAGGTGAAACTGACATAAACGACCTTGCACAAAGTGTCAGATCATATGCCGAAAGACTATACAAGCAAAAAACAGTAGAAGAATTTGACGAACTAGAGCAGCAACGGCAAGAACTTTTCGAACAGATAAACTATAGAGAGTAAAACAATGATACCATATAAAAAATATGAGTTTATAAAAGAGATAAATAAACGATTGAATCATCTCCAGTATTCGCAAGCTAAGAAAATAAAATATTTAAATATTCCTTGTGCTTTTGATATTGAAACCAGTAGTTTTTACAATGAATACGGCGAAAAAACCGCTATTATGTATATTTGGCAATTCGGGATTTTTAACGATTTAATCGTCTATGGTAGAACATGGCCAGAGTTTTTAGAACTTTTACAGGTTTTACAGGATTTTTTCCGATTATCGGAAAATTACCGCCTTATATGTTTTATTCATAATTTATCATATGAATTTCAATTTTTCCGTTTTTGGATAAAATGGAAAAATGTTTTTGCATTAGATAAGTATAAGCCCGTCTATGCTCTATCTGAATACGGGGTTGAATTCAGATGTAGTTATCTCGAAAGCGGGTACAGCTTAGATGATTTGGCAAAATCAAAGCTAAACAAATACCCCGTTAAAAAGTTAAAGGGTTTTTTAGATTATGATTTGATAAGACATTCAAAAACTGAATTGACGGAACAAGAACTAAACTATTGTGAAAACGATATCCAAATTCTATTAAATTACGTACGGGAAAAAATAGAAAATGGCGGCAGTGTCACAAAAATCCAAATTACGAAAACAAGTTATGTTAGAAATTTTATTCGCCATAATTGCTTTAATGGGATTGAAAAACAAGGCAATTTTAACTATATTCAATATAAAAAGTTAATGGGTATGTTAAAATTAAATACAGTTGATTTTTATAATTTATGTAAAAAAGTATTTTACGGCGGTTTCGCCCATGCAAATTATTTCAATGCGGAGAAAATATTAGCTAATGTGCAATCATTTGACAAGACAAGTGATTACCCTGCCATAATGGCAGCCGAAAAATTTCCCATGTCACCGTTTGAAAAAATAAAATTAAAATCGTATAAGGATTTTAACGACAAATTAAAAATGTACTGTTGTATGTTTATAGTAGAATTTAAAAATTTGCAAACTTCTGAAAACTGTAATTTTGACAATTATATCTCATACAACACTACAAAAATTATAAAGGTTGAAAAACCGAAAATTAACAACGGTCGTATAATGTCAGCCGATAGAATTATAATCGCAATTAATGAGATTGACTATAAAATAATCAATATGAACTATGATTATGACGGTAAAGGACAAGGAATAGTTGTTTTTGATTTTTATATATCCCGTAAAGGATATTTACCTACAAACTTTGTTAAATCAGTTTTAGAGCTATACAAACAAAAAACGGAATTAAAAGGAATCACAGAAAAAGAAGTTAACTATGCTTTATATAAAGAGATGTTAAACGCTTCCTATGGTATGCTTGTTACTGACCCCATACAAGAAAATGTTATACACGGCATAGAGTGGAAACTCGACCATAGCAAAACTACGGCCGATTATATAAAAGACTATGACGAAAATAGTCGCAGATTTACCTATTACCCATGGGGTATATATGTAACCTCTTACGCCCGTTTATACATTTGGCAAGGCATCAAATTTTTAGGGAATAGTTATGCGTACTCAGATACGGACAGCCTAAAGTTTATATTATCAAAAAACCTCGACGAAAGAAAAAGACAATTACAATATTTTGAAATTGATAATATGGTATATGTCAGCAAGTTGAAAAAGGCTTGTGAATATCATAAAATCGACTTTGAAAAAAATTGTATACCCCAAAATATAAAAGGCGAAAGCAAAATTCTAGGTACATGGGAAAATGAGGGAATCTATAAATATTTCAAGACATTAGGGGCTAAACGCTATATTTATGTAAAAGAGTTAAACGAAAAGCAGAAAAAGGAAATTTCCGAAAAGTCAATACAAGAATTGATTGATAAATATGAAATACCCACAAAGAACATTGATAAAATTGATAAGAATTTTATTAAAATGTATCTAGAATTGACTTCCACAATATCGGGTTTATCTAAAACATTGGGCAAAGCTTATTTAATAAATAAGTATAAAACGTATAAAAATATATTTGATAATTTTGCAGAAGATTTAAAAGTACCAGTTGAATTTTCGGGTCGTAAAACTCATACTTACATTGATACTCAGCGACACGGAATTGTAACCGATTACAGAGGTATACCATGCGAATATTTTGAAAAATCTGCCGTTCACTTAGAGGGAGCAGAATTTACACTTGATCTACATGATTATAAAACATTGTTAATTTGTGCTATGCATGAGGGCATGGAAAAGCTGTTAACATAAATTCCGATTATCGGAAAATATGATAACAGCTTTATTTTAATTTTTACTACACCATTTTAAGTAATTCCTCACAATTTCCCCGACTTCATTAGAACTATAAAAGACTTTGTCAGATAGGTAAAAAGAATAAATAATTTTTTGTATATCGTTTACAGGCCTTTTTATATTACGGCTATAATTTGATTGTGGGAAAAAATCTGTTGAATACACTAAATCTTTTTTATCGTCTTTAATCGGGGTTGTTTTCGGATGTATAAATGTAAAAATGTTTTTGTTATCAATTTTGATTATTTCACATTGTAAAATTTCATTGTCGAAATCAATAAAATAGGTTAATTTTACATTCTTTGGCTTATATTTCATTGGTAAATGCGGGTATATATCAATTTCCCATGCGCCGCCTGTTATCATTTGCAATTTTGGGTTATCAAAAGCGAAATAAATATCACTTGCCTTCCCCTCTTTGTTGTTTTTGCAATATTCGACAGCTACAGTCAAGTCACTATCACCGTATCTATATACGTCAATAGTTCCAATTTCCATGTTTTTTATATGAGATAAGCCCATTTCGGCAAAATATGGGCAATACTTGTTTACTGTATTACCTAACATAAAAATTTTTACGTTGTTTTTTTGTCTAACAATTGTGGAAATTGTATTCATAAAAAGAATAAACTCATCGGGCAAATATGATTGACGAGTGAGAAACTCATCGAATAATATTGTACCGATTTTGGGATAAGAAGTACTTTTATCATGTTCGGTTGAGGTAAGTGCGAAAGCGTAAGCAAAAGGCTCATCAGCTGTTACACGCTCCCCATTTTCCCACCGACACAAAAACCATTTTTGTGAATAATAATATACACCGTTGTATTCGCCTTTGGTTAATTTATTTATAACATCATTTCCGACAATACCGTCGAAAAGTGTTTGACCCCTTTTGCCTCGAAAATCATCAAGCCAGCGGCGAACTATAGCAAGTTGCCTGCCGTTTTCAATAAAATCCTTTAGCCCGTATTCCAACACGCTGTAAGTCTTACCGTTTGAGCGTTCGCCGAAAATAATATTGTATGTTGCCTTTTTGGATAAGATATTTTTAAGACTATAAAATTTTTGTTTTTTCCCTATCATTAAGTATCACCTGCCACCACCAGAATAAAGTTGTCATCATCCAAAGCACCCGAAAAAGGTTTGATAAAAGTTTGCATACCCTGTTCAACAGTGTAGAAACCGTCATTTATATATGTGTTATACAATGTTTCGTTTTTCTTTATTATTCCGCTGTTTGCAAGAATCTCACTTCTAAAACTTGCCAACACGTCACAATGTGCAGAAATTTCATAGAGTTGAGCATTTACAGATTTTATATCTGTGATAAAATATTCACGGCCGAACTCTACAATAGTTAAATAATTTGCATTTATAACTTGCGTGACATCTCCCTGAAATTGAATAACGGGGTTAATGATGTCAGTTTCGTTTCTTAGTGTTCCCTGTAGTTCGGTTATATTTTGGATATTTTTTGTTACCCTGTTTTTTTCACTTAGATTTTTTTGTATGATAATATTCATATTTTCACCTCCTTGTAAATTTTCCGATTATCGGAAATTTTATAATAAAATATAAAACGATTTTAAATATAATGTAAAACAGTAAAAACCATTTTGTTTTATTTAATATCAATCTGTAAAAATTCAAAATATAACCCCACTTCTTAACAATGATAATATTTCAGTTAATTCATCAGTAGTGGCTGAGATATTCACAAGCTGAGGATTTTCTACTACTGTATATCCAATCAGTGAACCGAAATTTTTATATGCATACAAAGGATATCCTTCATATTTATCAAGGTTTGCAGGTATACACTGAGTAGGCCTTGTTATAATCAAATATGGATGTCGAACACCTAAAAAACCGTTAGAGCCTCCCAAACTTCCCGAGTGTTCAATATTTGGTTTCATTGAAATAGCGTCGTTTATAGTGTTGCTTATAGCAGTTACCGCCGTGCTGGGTGTCATGCCGCCACCACTGTAAGCACTATAACCCACAGCCGCAATTGTACCAGTGATTGACATAATAGATGAAATTGTGCTTTTTAAGTCACTTCCTGTTATGGGTATGCTGTAAGAGCAATTACCCGAATATTGGTATAAATCGTTACCACCCACAGATACAACAGCAGTACAAGCCCCTGTTAAAAAATCAATGAGATATCTCACATTTATTGTTTTATCCATTATTTGGTCTGTGTCCAAATTGACATAGCCGATAAACGGCAAGTAAAGCATAACTTTTGTATAAGGTGCAAAATCAAGATAAGCATTGAAATATTTTGTAATATTCACATTACCACAATTAAAAACTTGAAAATTGGTTAATGTGAGTTTACGGGCTTGAATGTTTGTGGACACGTTACCGAGTTGAATATATTCAGTATTACCGCTTGTTGGCTGTATGGGTACAATGTGCAAGCCTAAAATTGTACTTAGTGGGTCAGATACTAATTTTGTTAAGGTATTAACAAAATCGTCAGTGTTATTCCACATATAAGTAGCAAGGGCTTTTGTCTGTTGTAAAGTGGGATTATACAAACTGCAAAACCCTGTTGCCACTGCCGAAAGTGAGGGTATATGTGCAGGGTCAACAACACCCGTTTCATCTGTAAAAGGTCCATCACCACCGATAGGTGAATCGGGGTCATTATAACCGCCATTTTCATATGGATGGTCACCGTCGGGTGCAAGTTTAGCAGTGTCATAAAAAGCTTGCAACGCCGATAGTGAAGTAGGATTCGTACCTGTGGCAAGATAGACATTCATATTATATTTTATTCCGGGCGCTGGAGCAAAAGAGTTAATACTGACAACTGTTCGCCTTGTTGGACTTGTAGTGCCTGAAAGAAATGCATTATATGACGGTAACGTATATAAATTATTATTAGCCAAAGTCATAGAAGCATTAAACCAACTTAAAAGCATACCATTCTGTTTAATCTCAATATAATTACTCTCGTTTAACCAGAGAAGGCGTGAAGTATTTCCGTTCAAAATATCGGGTATATAATACAATGATGTTAAATCACTGTTAGCGACAAGCCAATCATAGGTAGTTCTATTTGCTCCAGTGATAAACCATGTGTAATTAGGATTATACCAATCACATTCACTTGTAACGATTGATACATCAGTTTCATTATATCGTGCTGTAGAAATATCATTCCATGTTGGAATTGTAATAAGTACTTTTTGTCCTGTACCGTATGAATCAAAATACATCTCATAAATTCTAAATCCGCCTAACATTAAATCACCCCATTCCGATTATCGGAAAAGCGGGATATAAAAACCCCGCTTTTCATTTTTAAATATCTGTGTCGATATAGAAAACAATACCGTTTTCGTTTGTGTCGATAAAGTAACCAGCGTCCATTTTATACCATTCGTTGAAAAATTCGCCTTTGGGGTTGTAGTTTGATGTTACACGCAAATCAAGGTTTGCCACACCGAGGGCATCACGGTCAAACAATACTCCCACAATGCCGTTTTGCTGTATTGTCTTGTTTTCGCCGATAGTTGCATTTATGAAACTTGTATACTCTACATCGTAATTTGTCGCCGTGCCCTGCCAGTAGGGGACAGTTTCAAAATTCGACAGTTTAACAAGGTTTTCATGGTATGTATCAGATTGTAAGAAAATTTCACTGGATTTTGCAAAGTCAGAAAGCAGAATCAAGTGCTGCATTTCCTTTGGAGTGAATTTTTCTGTACCACCTACATTAAACAGTGTGGACATTTTTGTTAATCTGTCACTATACAGTGATATAATATATGTCGCATAACGTATAAAATCGGGATTTGAAATCGCTTTTGTCACACTGTCAATACCTGTAACATCTGCGACCCTTGCATATTCTGCAAGCAAGTTAATTTTATTAACACCCGTGCCGTCAAGGATATGTGCAGCAAAGGCATTTATTGTACGGGACACCAAAGAATCAAGTTTAATTGTCATTGACTTTTGCACGCTGTTCCTTATCATTGAAATAAATGCGTTAAGCTGTGTAGCGTTTGAGAAGCTCTCTTTTACCTGCTTTTCTGTGAAACTCATGGGAATCTCAAAAGTCACACGCTTATTATAAAATTTTGCATGAGCCGCAGGCTGATAGAAAATGTTAGGGTCATATGACTGACCGTTAACTAATGACCATGATTCATTCTCTGTGGCCTGCGGTAAGTCTGTTGAAATTTTTTCAAGGATTGAACCGTATTCCCACCCGTCCATAATAACACTTGACGCCGTGCCCGTGTAAACTCTATCCACAAATATTACTTTGCCGATATGGTTTACAAGGGATTTTACATAGTTATCAACGTCGGTGGCGTTAAGAATTTGAGTCCCTACGTCAACAATATTTGTTAAATCCTCATCAATAACGCCTGTTTTGCCGAGTATCTCATTTGTGATACTGTTCATAATCGTATAAATTTGATTTACTTCCATGATATAATCTCCTTTTTAAATAAAATTTTTTCTGTTAAATTGTGAATAAAATGTTATTAAATCATAATTTATCACCTCTTTTAATAAATTTTTAATGCTAAGTATTTGTCAATGTCAGCAAATACAGTTTCGAAAAAGTTAAACATTGCAACTTCACGTTCACTCTCAATCATTTGTTGAGTAGTGGTAACGCCGATATTACCTGAACGAGTGAGGCTTCTATCAATCGTCTTTGTGATGTTGTGGGAATCTGTATTTGAGTTTGTACCATTTTGTAAATCCGTTGTAGATTTTCCATACCCTGTGGCTGTGCTACCTTTTTGTGTATTATCAATAAAATAATCTGTCCTGTCGTGTTTACCGTATGTAATTGTATCAGTTGCACCATACTCTGTGGTATTTTCATTATTGATAATTTCAGTATTTATACCGCCCCAGTTTGTAGTATTAGTATTGGTGGAAGATTTAAAATCACGGCCTGACATTGTACGGGTATTACCTGGGCTAACTATATTTTGTCCTACTGTTTCCTCCGAATTAAATCCATAAACAGAAGTGTAAGTATTTCCGTCATCTGTTGTAATGCTGCCCGGTAGTGTCGTTTCAGTGCCGTTATTTGTCACAGTATCAATACCCGATTTTGTATTTTTATCCGAACCCAACACGGTTATAGTATCCTTACCGCCTTTTGTGTTCTTATCACTTCCAGTTGTGTCTGTATTATCATGACCTGTTTTAGAATCCTTTATATTAACTATTGTAATATCTGTGCCGCCGTTTGTAATAGTATCTGTATTTGTAAATGTACCACTTATATTATGTGTTCCAACGTCTGTATCTCTTCCCGTTTCGTGCTCCGTCATGTCGTAATTTGAGATAGGATCATATTCCAATAACAATGTATTATATATTCTTGTCCATTTATACTCATACAGATGTAGAAGACTGCTTGCGAGCTGTTCGCCGTTTTCTTGTGATATATAACCAGTTTCGGAATCACATAGATTAATTAAGAAACGGCTTGCCCACTTTTCGCCTGAGTGTGAGAAATGATATAATAAATTTAAGTCCGCATCATTAGTAGAACCTTCCCAAGGGGGATTAAGCATATTTATATAATAGAAAATGCCTTCGGTTAGCTGATTTTCAAAGCATTCATTTATTGTTTTCATTTTCACTGTTATCACCCTTTTCTGTGGCCTCATTTTTCCGATTATCGGAATTTTTCTTTTCGTCTGTAGTGCAGGAATTTTCAAACTGTTCAATTTCTTTTTGATTAGTTCGCCAAGCGCTGGACAATTTAACACTTATTTCAGTGCCGAACATATTGTTAACTTTTTCAATATCGTTTTTACGATTTTTTAACATATCGTCAACGAGCGGCGTTAATATGTCGTTATCTATAGATGTTTCCGAGTAGTTCAAGTATTGGCTTTTCATGTTATAGGATGATGATAGGCCAATATCAATGAACCACTGGGAAGAAATATACTGTTTTAACTCGATTAACTCATGCACTGTTGAATTGTGTTTTATAAAATCATTTGTGCGAAAAGTTTCGGCAAGTCCATCCTCTAAAATTATCCCCTGTTCGCCGTCTGTTATTTTTTTCAAAAACATTTCGGCGCTGTCTTTTGTGTTTACGTCATTTGTGGACATAATCGTTTGAATTCGATTATTGATATTTTGGATAAAAATAGTTATATCCGTTTCGGTTAACATATTTGCATATTTGCTGTATAACGGCATTAACCCCGTCCATGTACTGTCATTATGAATAACAATACATTCTTTATCTATTACGGCATTTGTAGACAGTTTCAAATATGGGTTAGTGATTAAGGCAAGAGTAGGCCTATAATATACATCAAGTTCACCCCCTAAGCCTGCAATAAAAGAATATAAATTACCCTCATGTTTGTAAATTACAGCCGTGCCGTTTGTCTGCAATTGCAATTCCAAAATATCGGCGTTCATTGTGTTAGGTATGTTTTCATATTCGAACATTGCATTTGTACGATTTAACATATATTTAATATAATTGTTAATATTGGTATCTTTATTCTTATAATCGTATTTATAACGCATTAATTCGAAAAAATATTTGTTTTCCTCAGAACAGTGTTTTGATCTTCCCATTATCACACCTCATTTTTAAAGGTTTTTTCTTTATTATACTACAATTCGAATAGATGTTCTATATTAATTATATACAAAATTGTATTAATCATTTTGTACATTATGCACAAAGTAAATATATAATGTTCGATTGCGTATATGCGAAAAATCGAATATATGTTCTATAAAATAGCAAAATGCACAAAGTTTCCGATTAATCGGAATTGGTTATTGGGTGGTTGTTGTTAAAGTGCACAATGGAATGGGTTTATTGAGTGGGATTTTTGTGCAATATTTTTGATTTTCTTACAGATGAGAAAAAAGTGGTTACAGATTTACCAAAGACCAATTTTCGGTGGGGTAAGTGGGAAATATTATGCATTTTTGCAATAATAATCGTCACAGGACAAATTTTATTCGCATTTTTACACATTTTACCCCCCATA